TCCATTCTTCTCTTCCTTTTGCAGATTTCTGATGTATTGGCACATAACATCTTTGGTGTTGTACTTTGTGTGATTTAGAGGCTTAAACTTCGGTGTGTATTTATCGAGGATCTGAGTGGTTAGTTTGTCGTTTGGTATTCCGTGGCTTCTGAGTTCGATTAAGCATTCCTTTGCTATTTGCCGTCTCGCGTTTTCCATTGCCTGTGCATTCATAGTCTTTGCCTTTTATTACGCAAAGTGACCATGTATGATCTACGGCAGTTTTCTATTTCGACTGGGTAGATATTCTTTCCTATCTTTATTTTATGATTAACGATTATTCCAGTTCGATTATATTTCTTTTTATGGGCTTCCAGTGCCTCATTAATAGCTATCCTTTCTGTGGGCGTGACTTCACCGCGAATTATTAATCTCATAATTCACCTATGCTATTTTCCATTCATTTAATATTCTATTGCCGATATTAATTAACTCGTCTCTATCGACAGTATTAATTATTTTTCGTGGCTTGATATATGGTCGCCATATTAAAAGCATTGAGCCTTTATTATTTCCATTGACGGGTTTGTTTGTACCAGCATTAATAAATGATATTCTTCCTCCTGTAATTAATCTCACCTCATCGACTGTTTCTAATGCAGAATTAAACCAACCGACAGAAGTATCAGCAGGAATTAACATCACAACAGGTTGCAATTGCTTTTTACATTGTTCGGCGGCTTTATTAATCCAAGGCTGAATATCTGAATATGGCGGGTTAATCCAAATACCGCCATAACTTTCCCAGTCGCAATTTAACGAGTCGTCTTTTTCAGTGAGGTAACGTGAACAGAGCGCATTATTTTTATCGGCGGCGGCATCTAAATAGAAACCAAATTCAGCGTCCAGTGCTGTAAATAAAGGTAGGGGAGTTTGCCATCTATCACGCAGTTCCTTTGGTGTATGGCTACCTCCGTAGTCAGCCTTCATTCTCCGCATCCTTCATTAATAAATATGCTAAGCATATGGCACGAGTTAATTTTTTATCTTCTGCTACATTCCAACCAGAGCCACATTGCCAAATTTCATCTACATAGCTAATGGCAATTTTATTTGTCTCTACTAGGCTCATTGCCATAGCGTGACCAAAGAAATCAATCCATTCTGTTTCTTCCCATGTTTCTTCATTATCATATTTAATATTGGCTTTTAGTTGGCGCTGGAATAACTTTAAACTTCCAGTGCGTTGCTTGATATCTTTATACTGAATGCAATCATCCTTACAATTAAGAATGAATACCTTTTTATTAATCTCGAAATCAGAGAGTTCGGTGTATTTATTCATTATACAATCCCGTTTGTTTTGCTGATAATTCAACATCATTATGAAATGTAGTTAATCGATTAATTAAATCATCGGCTGGAATATCAGCATTTAATAACTCTTTCCATAATGCAGTACATCGAACTTGAAGTTTACTCCCAATATCTTCATTTCTAAGTCTTATCATTCCAACATCTTGAGCATCCCAATTAATACGATTAAGTAATTGATTTCGTTTATTCATCTTTCATCACCTCCCCACAAATAACTTCAACATTCCTCACTGACATTAAATATTCAGCACGTTTATTGCATTCCGATTGCGTGTATAAATCATCAGATATTGGCACTACATGATTGTTCATAATTAACAACAGGACGAATAGCTTCATGTTTATTTTCTCTATATGCACATTTGAATACGTGAGCAATAACATCAACAGTCCACGCATTGCCGTAACATTTATATGACTGTGAATTTGAAACTATATTTTCACACCAACCATCGGGGAACGTTTGTAACCTTGCACATTCGCTAGGGGTTAATTTTCTATATTGCAGAGTGTTATTATGTTCCCATGAATTAGATGTGAGTGTTGGTGACTTTTCAGTGTGAACACCTCCATTATTTTTACCTCGAGGACGCTGATAGATTGCTACTTTCGGCTCTCTGTGCCCACCCTGGCACGTTGAAAGCGTTGGAGCTTTTCCAGCATCAGAATAAACGCGCAGTATAGACTCGTTACCTCTAATGTCAGATGCATTGGCAACATGAATTAATCCGTCTTTAGATTGCTTAATGCGCTCTCTTGGTTCGCATGGTCTAAATACTATTTGCCGTCTGGATTTATTTAGGTACTGATTTAAATTTGTTCCTTTCGAGTAATTAGCATCAATACAATATGACTTTTCTCTATCAGTAATACTGTCATCATCAATAATATCTTTCAGCAAAATACCTTTATCCTCTGGCTGGCTAACTTCAAAATTAGTCCAATAATAACGCTGTCTATTTTGTGCTGATAATAATGAACTATTAATAAGAGTTTTATTTACATAACCTAATGCGCGCTCCGTATGTAATGTTATATATTCCTCAAATTCCTTTTTCATTTTTACATTTTCGAGCATGAATTTAGCATCTGGATTATTTTCTAATACATGGCTCATTATTTCTAATGTCGTCCAGAATAATTTACCACGCTCATCCTTATCTCCTAATTGCTTGCCGGCCAGCGACCAACTTTGACATGGAAATCCCGCAGTAACTAATCCCACATTTGACCAGTCAATATCCCACTCGCGCCAATTATTAACATCACCTAATTGAATATTATCTTGATAATGAAACTCAGATACTTTATTAGCGAATTTATCTATTTCAGCGATGTAATATTTATCAAATTTAATTCCAGCGCGAGACAGCGCCAATCGCCCAGCGGATATTCCGTTGAACAAACTTAAATATATCATTTTGATTTCCTATGAATATGCAGAGCCCTGTATTAGCATGAGTAATACATATCCGATTATTTGCATGGTTATTTACTTTTGAATTAAATCAGCACGAATATATAACGTGTCAGTTGGATGAATTCTATCTGCACACCAAGTCACATCATCACTACGTAAATTAACTGGATATACAGGCTTATTTTCCTCCTCTGGCTCGGGGTCAACCTGTAGCCATATTAGTTCTGGTGCGGTAGGGCAATTAATACTTTCTGGTAGGTTATTAATTAAACTCTCGCGTGATGCTTTCCATCCCAATTGAAATCCAGCCCATAAAGCGAATTTCTGGCTATCATATCCATGAGTATTTTCAATAAATACGGTTTGTTCTTTATATAGTTTCTCGAATACAGCACGAGCATCGGCTAATTTATCCATCACTCCACCTTATTCAATATATCAAATCCTGATTTTGTTAGTGTCCATCCAAGGATGGTCTGTCTAATTAACCCTTTTTTCTCAAAAGACTTAAGTGTTCCACCATCAATTCCAGAGCCAAACTTATCTCTCACAATATCCAGTGTTTTAATTTGCTTGCCTGTTAATTTCATATTCATTCCTCTTCATTGCATCCCTGCGAGTTAAATTAAAACTGCTTGCCGCCTTCCTTTGTGCGATTTTCCCGTTGATGGTCTGTTCGATGCTTGTTGTATTCTAGTTTTTCAGCAATTACCCCTTCAATGTCATAACCAAAGGCTTCTGCATAATCCAAAATACGAATAACAGCATCAGCAAGTTCGACTTCAGCCATTTTTCTATGTGGTAAGTGATCGTCCATTAAATCCTTACGCTCTCCCTCCATTGCCTCACTGATTTCTGAATGAATAAGGCAGAGTAACGTTCCTTTTTCGCGTGGGTTATCCCACCATCCTGCATCTTTGTTTTGCTGATGAATTTGTTTCTGTAATTGTTTAATGTTCATATCTATCTCCTGTTTGCATCCTTGCACTGAGTTCTAATTCCAATTAGATATTTCTTCTTCGATTAAGTCGTCTATTTCGTCGTTAGTGGCTTCTTCATTGAGAAACAAACGTGCTTCGGTAATATATTTTTCTCGATTCTCGTCAAAGAACTTTGAAAATTCAGGTGACCATCCTTGCCAGCACCCACTAAAGTCAACAATTGCATTATTCTCTGCCATATTTTGGATCATCATGTCAGCAGTAATGACACCACATTCACGACAAAATCCCTTTAAGTCGCGCTTCCTGTAATAAGGTGAAACCTTAGAATCACAAACATTCTTGAATCGTTGCTTCCATCTCTGAATGCAGCGACCATGTAAATTTTTCATGGTTATATCCTTTGGTTAAACGGGTAGGGTGGTTAGGCGCTTTGGCTAACTTCTTCAAACTCGCCTTCAAATACAGATGAATTTTCCTGATCGACATTAGCCTCTGCTTTTTCATCAAGAATGACTGCTTTTTGCATTTCGATAGAGACTGGTAGGTATTTAAATAAACGACGGATAACGGTTTTCTTCGCCATTTCTTCCCAGTGAGAAACCCATGGGCCATTTTGTCCAGCTTTACTTGATGCTCTGACTTTCTCAATTTGGTTATGCGTCATAACTTCAAACTGGACACCGCCATCTTTCAACCTTGCGACAGCGTAAACGTGTGTAATGGGCGAGTCCTCATTTTCACCTGGTACGTGCGTTAGGTTTTCATTCAGTCCATACTCAAAATGGAAACTATCGCCTTGCCTTACCGTTCTGGCTGAGATGCTTACTATTTGCCCTGATCGGCGTGCTAAATCAATCATTCCTCGGTAGCCAATGATTAGCTGCGCATCGGTCCTAACGGTTACCCACTGATTACCTTGTTTTCTCTTTTTCTCGAAAGGCAATATATATGCATGCCCTAGTGCATTGCCCGGTTCTAATCCTAATTGCGAACATTGCACCACTGCACCAACAAAACTTTGCATATCACAATTGGCTAATTCTGGCGTTTTTCTAATTTCCGTCGTCACAATGCGGATCATTCTATCCGGCGTCATGTGACGAGGAAGCGCAGCTGCTAATTGCGCTTTCATATTTGGCTTGTTAATAAACTCAACCAGCATTTGATCTTTGGTTTTTTCTTTTACCTCTGTACCTTGAGTTTTTTGCAAGTCAGCTTGAGCTAATGGTGGGTTACTCATTCCTTAATTCCTTAGCCCAGTAGGGCAGTGATAATGTGCGTATGCCTGCCCATTCATCCGTTTTTAGGCATTCTGCATACGTTCTTAAATTTTGTTTGTAGGTTGTTCGACCAATATCTTTTGCTTGTTGGTCTAAATTGAAAACTCTAACGGGGTATCTACCGCAGTCGATAGTCGTGCTTACAACGAGGAAGACAAAGACAGGGGGTTCGCCTGTTAATGATTTATATCCATCGGAATAAAAAGAGTCCTGTACGTGGTACCGATATTCGTACATGGAGCGGTCAAATCGTTGAATGTCAGCGGAACTTTTTACATCAACAATCCAATGGTGATCTTGAATGAGTTTATCTGGCCGGCAACGACAAAGAATATCCGTATCTACATCGTTCCAATAAATGCTACTTTCAGCTACTCCATTAGCTTCCAAGCACCATTTAGCTATTGGGTGAGCTAGTGCGCTATCTCTCATGAGCATTAACTTCCTGTTATCGTCATGAGTGATTGGTGTGACACCTTCCTTTTCACACATTTCGAGAAATTCCTTTTCCTCTTGCTTCCCTGCGTTTGTTCTACGATTTACATCAGGACCTATCTTGTATCGCTTACTGTATTCATCTGGCTCTAACAAAAGACAGTGGATAGCAGTCCCGAAATCCAATGCCTTTATTTTTTCTTCATCAACAGGAGATTCCTTGCTCCAAATATATTCGGCTGGCATTTCGCTTATTAAATCTAACTGAGATTTACTGATCCCTAATCCATGGTGATAATCCTCATTTGAAATGTTGTAATGGATACCAGGTTTCATCCTAAAACCTCTTTATCTATCCCGATCTGAATAGCTGTTCTAATTCCATCTAAAACTGCATCCAGCGCTTGAGGGCTAATTTCAAATACAGGATTTAACTTCTTTGCTAAATCCATACATAACAGTTCTTCTGGTAGGCTATCCATAACCTCATCAACTGATATTTTCTCTTCCTGAGAATTAACAAACGCTTGTTTTTCCATTTGACGTTCGTACCAGTCGTTTCTGAGTCCGTAGGTGTTTGTAATCACGCAACCCTCCTTAGCTTAGAAACTCGCAATATCCTGTTAATAAAGGCTTCCTTACCTATCGCATTGATAATCCGTTCAAGCGATTCGTCGTCACAATCGAGTACATATTCCATTGCCTCAATTGAGTCTATTTCCGTTAACTTAGCCAGCTCAGCGAAACTTCCTGTCTCAATGCTAAGCTTGCTACTTTCGTCAAATTCCATGACTGTTTTATCGTGAATTACCCGAGTTCCGTTCGAGTAGCTGTATGAAATTTGCATAATCACCTCAACTTACAAATGTCGGTATTACGCCAACGGTTGTTACAATGACCACAGCTAAACTGAATAACCATGGGCTTGTACGTTTATTTTTACGTGCTTGAGGCGTAGTTATACGCACCGCCATGCAATCACGCATAGCGCTGTAATAGTTAGTTTTCATTGTTACCTCTCTAGGTGAGCGATAGGGTGGTTATCTGGTGTTGGTGCGGTGGGTTACTGCTGAGGTATTTTTTTGATATC